GCCCCGCCGGCCGCTGCTGCACCCGCGGGCCCGACCGACGCCCAGGTGGCCGCCCTGCGCGCTGCAGGCGTCGACCCGGCGACGGTCTTCCCCGGCTTCACGGGCTGAGGGCTGGACAGGCCACCCGGACCCGCCGCTAACGGGCCCGGGTGGCCGCTCGAGCAGCTCAGACCCACACACCACCACGACGCACACGACAGCCCCGAGGAGCCACCAGCGCACATGAAGCCCTACTACGAAGACGACCTCGTGACCCTGCACCACGGCGACGCGCTCAACGTCCTCAGCGAGATGCCCGACCAGTCCATCGACTGCTGCGTCACCAGCCCGCCCTACTTCGGGCTGCGTGACTACGGCGTCGAGGGTCAGTATGGGCTCGAAGCGTCCCCTGCCGAGTACGTCGAGACGATGCGCGCACTGTTCGCCGAGGTGCGCCGCGTGCTCCGTGATGACGGGACGCTGTGGCTCAACCTCGGCGACTCGTACTACAGCGGTCGCGGCAACCATGGCGGCACCGACCCGAAGCAGCCTGCGCGCAGGGGATTCACGAAGGTTCGGTCGCTCGACAAGGGCGGCGCCGAGTGGGCCAAGCCGAAATCACTTCTGGGCATCCCGTGGCGAGTCGCGTTCGCGTTGCAGGACTGCGGCTGGGTGCTGCGCAACGACGTGATCTGGGTGAAGTCCAACCCGATGCCCGAGTCCGTTGCAGATCGCCTACAGGGTCGCCATGAGCACGTGTTCATGTTCGCCAAGGGGCGCCACTACTGGTTCGACCTTGACCCGATCCGCGAACCGTCAATCAGCCGCGAGCCGCGACCCATCGGTGGCCGCAACCTGACCCCTCGCCACCAGGTGGCGACCGACAACACGGAATGGAAAGACCATCCAGTTGCGAACCACGACGCAGGCAAGAACCCCGGTGACGTTTGGACGCTGCCCACTCAGCCGTTTGCAGAGGCGCACTTCGCGGTCATGCCGCAAGCGCTGGCTGAGCGGGCGATCCTCGCTGGCTGCAAGCCGGGCGGCACCGTGCTCGACCCATTCAGCGGCTCCGGCACCACGGGACTCGCGGCGACCAAGCACGGGCGGAAGTACGTCGGCATCGACCTGAGCGCCGACTACCTCGACCTGAGCCTACGGACACGGTTCGCACAGCCGGGGCTCGACCTGAGTGGCGGCGGTGTCGCGTGACACTCCTCGACGCTGCGCTCGACGCTCACGCCGCTGGCCTGGCCGTCATTCCAGTGAAAGCTGATGGCAGCAAGGCCCCGGCGGTCAACTGGAAGGCGTTTCAGGGCGAGCGGCCCACCCTCGACCAGCTGACGACCTGGTTCACGCCCCAGCCCGATCCATGGAACGCGGCCGCCCCGGCCAAGGCGGCGTACGACGGCCTCGGCTTCGTCTGCGGCGAGATCTCCGGCCACCTGGAGATGCTCGAGGTGGAGGGGCGAGCCACCGACCTCGTGGCAGCCCTGGCCGGCCTGATGACCGACAACGGCTTCGGCGACCTCTGGAACCGGATATGCACCGGCTACCTCGAACAGTCCCCCTCGGGCGGCATGCACTGGCTCTACCGGGTCGACGGGGAGGCGCGGGGCAACACCAAGCTGGCCCGGCGACCCATGACGCCCGACGAGCTCGCCGCACACAAGGCGCACGAGGTCGAGGCCGCCCAACACATCGACAACTACGGGCAACGCGAAGAGCGGCTGAAACGCATCGAGCAGACCACCGCGACCAGCCTGCCCGTCGTGCTGATCGAGACGAGAGGGGAGGGCGGGTTCACCGTCGCAGCACCCTCGGCTGGCCGATCCCACCCGACCGGCAAGCCGTGGATGCTCCTCGCGGGCACGCCGGCCACCATCCCCACCCTGAGCGTGGATGAGCGTGACGCCCTGCACGCGATCGCCAACATGCTCGACTCCATGCCCGAGGTCGAGTCATATTCCGCCCCAGCGCGACCAGATGGTCAAAATATGACCAGCAATGCAACCCCGGGCGAGCGACCAGGCGACGACTACAACGCCAAGGCCACGTGGGAGGACATCCTCACCCCCCTCGGATGGCAGCGCACCAAGCACTTCGGCGGCACCTGCTACGGCTGGACCCGACCAGGCAAGAACGCCCACGACGGCATCTCAGCCACCACCGGGCGCAACGAGGCCGACAACCTCTTCGTCTTCACCAGCTCCACCGAGTTCGACACCGAGAAGGCCTACAGCAAGTTCAGCGCGATCACGCTGCTGGAGTACGGCGGCGACTACGCCGCGGCCGCCAAGGCGCTGCGAGGTCAGGGGTACGGCAAGCCGCTCGAGGAGGCTCGACCAACCCTGACCCTGGTCGGATCGCCGATCGCCCAGGGTGAAGCAGAGGCCCCCGAATCCGGATCAGAAGGCCCCCCCAGCGAATCAAAACCCCCCACAACCATGTCACCCGGGCCCGGGTCGTACTCCCTGACCGACGACGGCAACGCGCTGCGGCTGATCGACTCCCACGCCACCACCATCCGCTACTGCCCTGAGGCTGGTTCGTGGCTCCGCTGGGGCGGTCAGCGCTGGGTGTGGGACACGGCCGGCCACGTGCACGAGCTCGCCCGCACCATCGCCCGCGGCCTGCCCCAGGAGCACGAGGTGCAGAAGCTGCACCGCAAGAAGTCGCTGTCCAACACCGGCCTCAAGGCCATGGTCAACGTCGCCCGCACCGACACCCGCACCATCGTCTCGCCCGACCAGCTCGACGCCCGACCCTACGAGCTCAACACCCCGGCCGGCGTGGTCGACCTGCGAACGGGCACCCTCGCCCCACCCAGTCCCGAGGCGCTCCACACGCGCATCACCACCGTCGCCCCCGAGTTCGAGGCCGAGGCGCCCCTGTGGGACACGTTCCTGGCCGACACGTTCGCCGGTGACCCGGAGATGACCGTCTACATCCAGCGGCTTCTGGGTCTCACCCTGATCGGCGAGCACCTCGAGCAGATCCTGCCCTTCCAGTGGGGGTCGGGCGCCAATGGCAAGTCCACGCTCATGGACGTCATCCAGGGCATCGTCGGCACCGGGGAGACTGGGTACTCCATCCCAGCGCCCTCCGAGCTGCTCCTGGCCACCACGCAGCACGGCCACCCCACCGAGCTCGCGCGGCTCTCCGGTGCGCGGATGGTGGTCTCCTCCGAGCTCGAGGACGGCGAACGGTTCGCAGAGTCCCGGGTCAAGATGCTCACCGGTGGCGACGTCATCGCAGCCCGCTTCATGGGCAAGGACTTCTTCTCCTTCACGCCCACCCACACGATCTGGCTGCACGCCAACGAGAAGCCCGCCGTGCGTGCCGGAGGACCCGCCCTGTGGCGCCGGCTGCGCCTACTGCCCTTCGTGCACGTCGTGCCGCCGGAGAAGCGCATCGCAGGCCTCGACCGCGAGCTGGTCGCCGCCGAGGGCCCGGCCATCCTCGCCTGGGTGATCCGGGGCGCTGTCGACTACCTGCGTGACGGGCTCGCCGAACCCGACTCCGTGCGGGTCGCCACGAGTGCCTACGAGCTCGACCAGGACACCGTCGCCCGGTTCGTCGAGGAGTGCTGTGCACGTGGTCCACAGGCCGCCCAGGGCATGTCGGTGCGGGTCGCCGAGCTGCGCCAGGCGTACGAGAACTGGTGCCGCACCGAAGGTGAGACGCCGGTGTCGGCGAAGGCCCTGACGTCGGCACTCACGGCACGCTTCGACGTGGTGTCGCAGCGGTCCATGAGCGCCCGGTTCTATGCCGGAGTCCGACTCCTCGACGAGGCCTCAAAGTCCATGACGGATCCGTCATTGAAAGCGCCCGGGGAGCCCGAAACGGGATCTGAAGCGTGGTGGAACCGATGAACCATGACAGATACCTGTCATGCGACAGGGCTCAAAACGTGACAGATTCCGCCCCGATTCACGCGGGAATGACAGGTATGACAGGTTTTTCAGACCTAGGCCGCATGACACATGACAGGTTTTCTCTACTCGGACGCCTTACGTGCGCGGGTAAGAGACCCGACCTGGCAATCGGCCAAACCCGTCATGCAGGTGGTCCGGCATGACCATCCCCACGGCCCTGCAGCCCAGCCTCTTCGACAGCATCCGTGCCACCGTGAAGACCGGCGAGGCCATGCCGGACTGGCTGCGCGAGCAGCTCCAACGCCAGGGCGTCCTGAGCATCACCGGCATCAACCGACGAGCCCAGGCCAGGTCGTGCACATGCGGAGCCCAGATCCTCGCCGGGCTCGACGCGACGATCGCCGCCCTGCAGGTCTTCGTCGACCCGATCCCACTCAGTCCGCTGGGTGAGGCCATGGCCCTGCTCGAGGGCAGGCGAGCCGTGAGCCTCAACCGCGAAGGCGGGACGTGGGTGCTCAACGACCGCTACGACCTACAGATCGAAGGCTGGCCCGCTGGGACCAAGCGAGGTGAGGACGTGTTACGAGAGCACCGATGCGGATCCTCGCCACTGACCCAGCCCTTGATGGCCGACTCCACCCACCACCAAGCCCACGCCCAGCACCTGACCCCCGGCTCGCCGGCACCCTTCTGAGGAGATGAAGTGACCATCTGCACCCAGCAGCTCTGCGACTGCGGCAAGCCGACCGCCGGCGCCACACTGTGCGAGCGATGCACCAAGACCCTGGCGTTCGCCATCGCCAACGTGGCCGGCCACTACGAAGACCTCGGCAACGTCGAGACCAAGACCACTCGCTATGGCACCGGAGCCGCCACCAAGGGCAGCATCGGCAAGTCGCAACCTCTGCCGGTCGACATGCGCTTCGTCAACGGCGCACCTCGCCTTGACGTCTTCGGGGGCGTCGGTGGCCCCGTCACCGCACCCGGTAATCAGCTGCGCTACGACACGTGGAGCACCATCGTGGCGTGGTGCCGCGTCCTCATGGACGAGCAGGCCCAAGTTCTCGGCCCGCTGTGCCCCCGCCCCTGCTTGCACGCCTCCTGCAGCGTGATCCGCGTACGACGCTGGCCGGTCAACACCATCGGCTCGATGTGCCTCTACCTCGACCGCCAGCACCGCTGGATCGAGGGTCGCGACTGGGCCCCAGTCCTGCTCGACGAGCTGCTCGACCTCGAACGCCGCCTCGTCCGCATGGTCAACCGACCACCCGAGCGTTGGTACGCCGGCAAGTGCGACTGTGGCGTGGACATGTACGCCACCCAGGACCGCGGCGACGTCACCTGCTCGGCCTGCTTGGCGACGTACGACGTGACCACCCGTCGAGAGTTCCTGCTCGCCGAGGCCAAGGACTACCTGGTGACCGCGACCGAGGCGGCCGGAGCGTTGCTCGCGTGGACCGACTACGACGGCAGTGAGACCAAGCTGGTCGACCGGATCCGCAAGTGGCGTGACCGCAACAAGCTTCCGGTGGCTGACGTGACCAGCCTGGCGGGCAGGGATCGCCACCTCTATCGACTCGGCGACGTGCAGCAACTGCTTGTCGAACACGCCCAGCAAGATCAACGCGATCGACTGAACTCGTGATGTACGCTGACCTTGTCCGGTTGATTTGTGGCTACTGCATTGCCCAAGTCCCGGACTTCGTCATGTCAGGAGGTCTCGATGACCACCACTGAGCGTGAGATCGTTCGCGTCACTGACGACACGACGAAGGCCGAACTCGAGGAAGCGATCACCAACATCCGGGCCACGCTGGCTCGGATGCCTTCGCACTGGACCGACCGACGTGCTGGCCTCCACGCCAAGATCGACGCACTGCTCGTCGAGTGGCAGGCCAAGGTCTGACCTCGGTCAACCATGGCCACTCGCCTGATCACCACACCCGACGGACGCAGGATCCCTGACCCCCGCTCCACCCAGGCCTGGCGCAAGCTGGCCAAGCGAGTGGCCATCGAAGAGCCGACATGCTGGCTTCGCTTCGAGGGGTGCACGATCCGCAGCACCACGGGTGACCACGTCATTCCGGTCACGGTGCGGCCCGACCTCGCACTGGTCCGGTCCAACGTGCGAGGCGCGTGCCCCGGCTGCAACTACAAGCGGGGCAACCTGCCCGTGGATTCGCTCCGGCTGGGCGGCCAGATGTCAAGGCCTTCAGCGCTTGACATCTTCGACTGACTGTGAGCCGGGCCGCTCAGAAATCCAGCGTCCGGGGATCGGGTCAGTCAGCAAGCTCGCAGTAGCTCTCTCCCCTGAGCCGTTCGTGGCTCGGTGCAACGCTAAGGAGGCGGCCAAATGTCAAGCCTTCTCGGCAACTTTTTTCGGCCGCTGGCCTGGCTCGAGTGGCTGCGCCGATGACCCGCAAGGCCAAGCCGGCCGCCGAGGCACGGCGGTGCGAGGCCCCCGACTGCGACGTCGACTTTGTCCCGCAGCGCTCGACCGCCCGGTACCACTCGACGACCTGCCGCTCTCGGGCCGCCAGGTCGCGCAAGGCCGCCGAGGACAACGCCGCCGAGGAAGCCAAGACCGGGACGGACGCCGAGCACGAGCTGGTGCGGGCCGTACGCCTCGAGCTGGAGAAGTCGAAGGCGACGACGACGATTGCCGGCCAGCTCGCGCTGCAGGTGGCCCGGAGGATCGCGAACCCGGACACGACTGGGATCTCGACGCTGAGCAAGGAGCTCCGGACGCTGGTAGCCGAGGCGTGCGGTCCGGCTCAGGCGAAGGACGCGAGCCCGACTCCGGTTGCGAAGGCTGAGCCGGACGAGGTCGAGAAGGCCCGCCGTCGCCGCGAGGAGAAGGCAGCCAAAGCCGCGGAGCAGTCGTGACCGCGAGCCTGGCCAAGCGCCGGTTGATCGAGCCGGACTACTGGACGTGTCCGCACGGGGTGCGGGTCAGGCCTGAGCCGGCGCTGACCTACGGCCCCGAGGTGGCCGAGCTCTGCGCCAAGGCCGGCTACGCCCCGGACCCGCAGCAGGAGCTCGGGCTGGACCTGGTCTTCGCAATCCGGCCGGATGGCTCGCCGGCTTCGTTCTCGTTCTGCGTCATCTGCGCCCGGCAGAATCTGAAGTCGGGGCTCTTCCAGCAGTGTGTGCTCGGGTGGTTCTTCGTCACCGAGGTGCCTGAGGTCGCCTGGTCAGCGCACGAGCTGCGCACTTCGCTCAACGCCCAGCGGGAGCTGTACGACACGATCGAGAACTCGTTCCTGTCGAAGTACCTGCCGGCCACGAAGAACGCGGGCCTGTACGACCAGAACGGCAAGGAGCGGATCGAGCTCAACACCGGTCAGACGTGCTGGTTCCAGACCAGGACCCGTGACGGTGGCCGAGGCCTGGGCAAGCCGAAGGTCATCATCGACGAGGCGTTCAAGTTCAAGCTGCGCACTGCAGGCGCCCTGCTCCCGATCCTGCTGGCTCAGCACCACCCGCAGCTCCTCCGCGGGTCGAGCGCCCCGCCGCTGGACGAGGATGCCGCAGACCTGCGCGACGTGATCGAGCGTGGCCGCAAGCGCATGTCGCCGGAGATGAGCTACCTCGAGTGGCTGGCCGAGCGCGAGGAGTGCGCCACCGAGGACTGCCTGCACCCGAAGGACGCGCTCTCCCAGGGCATTGACTGTGCGCTGGACCGTGAGCATCTGCTCCTGCAGGCCAACCCGACTGTCGACCGCGATGACCAGGGCAAGCCTCTCGATACGGGCCGGATCACGATCCGCACCCTGCGCAACCTGCGCCAGGAGCTCGCGCCGGATGAGTACATGCGCGAGTGCCTGGGCTGGATGGATGACGCCGGCGACATGGCCGGCCCGCCCGCCATCAACATCCGCACCTGGACCTCGAAGGCGCTGAACGCTCCGGACACTCCGGCTCCGAAGCGGGCCGCACTCGTCATCGACGTGGCCCCGGACCGCTCCCGCTCCTCGATCGGCGTGGCCGGCACGTCGGGCTCTGATGGCCGGGTGCTGCTGCTCTCGCACACCAAGCCCGGATTCGCCTGGGTGGTACCGCAGCTGGTGAAGCTGCGCAACAAGGGCGACCTGGACATCCTCGAGCTTTCGCTCCTCCCGACCGGGCAGGCCGGTGTCTTGCTCCCCGATCTGCTGGCCGCTGGCTTCGAGGTCACCACCAAGGAGCCTGGCGAGCAGCCCGGCCGGCTGCGCAAGCTCACCAGCTCCGACGTGGCCCGCGGGTGTGCCGCCCTGCAGCACGCGGTGCTCGAGCAGCGGATCCTCCACCTGGGCCAGGACGAGATCACCGACGCGGTCGCTGTGGCGCGAACTCGGCAGATGCCCAGCGAGGCGGAGACGTGGGATCGCCGCGAGCAGGCGTTCGAGATCTCCCCGGTGGTCTCCATCGCCACCGCGCTGCACCGGTGGGACCTGGTGACTGCCGTACCTGATGTTCCGCCTCCGTCTCCCCGCCGAGCAAGTGCCGGTACCGGTCGCACGATCGACCGCGTCGGCTTCTGACGAATGACTGAAGGAGGCCTCAGTGGCTGACACCCCGCCGCCGTCTCCGAAGCCCGCCAAACGGGAACGCGGGTACGCCAACGACGCCCCCGGCGGATTCTGGGTGGACCTGTCGAACGAGACCACTCCGGAGCTGGCCTGGCCGCTGTCGGTCGAGGTGTTCGACAAGATGCGCCGGCAGGACTCGCAGGTCTCTTCCGTGCTCACCGCGGTGACGGCCCCGATCACCCGCACGCAGTGGCGCATTGACGGCACCGGCTGCGACCGCGAAGTCACCGAGTCGGTGGCCAGGAGTCTGGGCCTGCCGATCAAGGACGACGACCCCGCCGAGGACAAGGCCGCGCAGCTCCGCGGCCGCGACCGGTTCAGCTGGGACGAGCACCTGCGCCTGGCGCTGCTGATGCTGCCGTTCGGGCACAGCTTCTTCGAACAGGTCTACCGCGAGGACCCGGAGGCCACGGCCCGCCTGGGCCGGGACCAGTACCGGATCCGCAAGCTGGCCCTGCGACCTTCGCGCACCATCTCGGCCATCTCGGTGGCCCGCGACGGCGGCTTGGTCTCCATCCAGCAGTACGGATCTGGGTTGCTGAGCAGCTCGACGACTCCGCCGCTGCCGGTCAACCGGCTGGTGGCCTACGTCCACGAGCGCGAGGGCGCCAACTGGCTGGGCCGCTCGCTGCTCCGTTCGGCGTACAAGAACTGGCTTCTGAAGGACCGGGCGCTGCGCGGTTGGTCGGTCACCATCGACCGCAATGGCACCGGCGTCCCGGTCTACACCGCGGCCCCCGGTGAGGCCGACCTCACCAAGGGCGAGGAGTTCGCGACCTCGTTCCGCAGCGGTGAGAACGCGGGCGGTGCGATCCCGCACGACGCCAAGCTTGAACTGATGGGCGTGATGGGCAAGCTGCCGGACACGGCGGAGTTCGTGCGCTACCAGGACGAGGCGATCGCCCGTTCTGCGCTGGGTCACTTCCTCAGCCTGGGCTCCCAAGGCGGCGGGCAGGTCGGGTCGTACAACTACGGCTCCGTGCTCGCCGACACGTTCAACCTTTCCCTCGACGTGATCGCCGGCTATGTCGCGGAGACGGCCACCGGGCACGTGGTCGAGGACCTGGTGGACATCAACTTCAGCCCGACTGAGCCTGCCCCGCGGCTGGTCTACGACGAGATCGGCACCCGAGTGACCGAGCTGGACCGAGCCCGCGAGGCATCCGGCCTCACCTCCGATGCGGATCTCGTGAAGTTCCTCCGCAACCTTTCGACCGAGGAGACCGAATGAGCAAGCCCACCGACCGGCTGCGCCAGATCCAGGCCAGCAAGTCCCGGATCTGCCGTGCGGTCGGCCTCCGCAGCATCCGCGCCGAAGTTGGAGCAAGCGACGAGGGCACGACGCGTGGCGAGCTGTGGCTGTACGGCGTGGTCGGCGGCTGGTGGTACGGCTTCGACGCCGAGTCCGTCTCCCACGAACTCCGCGGTCTCGACGTCGACGAGATCACCGTCCGCGTGCACTCCCCCGGCGGCAATGCGATCGACGGGATCGCGATCGGCAACCTGCTGCGCAACCACCGCGCTCGGATCACGGTCGTGGTCGACGGCATGGCGGCCTCGGCGGCCTCCGTGCTGGCGCTGGGCGGGGACGAGATCGTGATGTCCCCCGGGTCGCAGTTCATGATCCACGACGCCAGCGTGATGACGTACGGCAACGCCGCGCAGCTGCGCGCCGACGCCGACTGGATCGACAAGCAGTCACAGAACTACGCCGCCGTCTACGCCAGCCGCGCCGGCGGGACCGCCGAACAGTGGCGCGAAGCGATGACTGCCGACAACGGCGAAGGCACCTGGTACACCGCCGAGGAGTCGGTATCGGCCGGCCTGGCCGATCGGATCGGCACTGTCACCGCCGCAGGCTCTCCGCCCGTGGCACCTGTCGACCAGCTCGACGACGAGGACGAGATGGCCGCGCTCGCAGCGTGGGACCTCGACGTCCTCGTTCACCCCGCCGCGCGTGCTGCGTGGCAGACCCCCAAGCCCCCGATCGCATCCGCGTCCGGGAAAACCGAAACCGAAGGAGGTTCTGCCGTGGCTCTCACCACCGAGCAGATCACCATGCGGCAGAAGCTCGGCATCGCCGAGGACGCGGACGAGGCCACCGTTGTGGCGGCCCTGACCGAGGCCCTCGCCGAGCGCGCCGAGCCCACTGCCGAGACCACCGTGCCGGAAGGCCACGTGGTCATCCCCGCGGCCAAGCTGGCCGACCTCGAGGCCGGAGCCAAGCTGGCGACGACCACGGCCAAGGCGCTGCACGACCAGGAGCGCAAGACGTTCCTGGACAGCGTCAAGGGCAAGTACCTCCCGACCAGTCGTGAGGGCTGGGAGGCCGAGTACGACCGCGACTCCGAGGGCGTCAAGGCGCACTTCGAGAAGGCCGCGGTGCTCATCCCCACCAGCGAGATCGGCCACGACGCCCCCGTCGACGAGGCCAAGTCCGAGGACGACGCGATCTACGCCCTCGTCTTCGGCGACGACGAGAAGGAGGCCTGAGATGGCTGACTACCTGCCCCTCTACAAGCCGGGCCAGGCGATCACCTCGCAGGCTTCGGCAGACATCGCCGGCGGCCAGGCCGTCCAGGTCAGCGGTTCCGGCACGGTCGCCCCGGCGACGGCCGCCACGCAGCTGATCGTGGGCGTCGCCGCCTTCGACGCCAAGTCCGGGGAGAAGGTCACCTTCTTCGGCCGCGGCACCGTCCACCGCCTCCTGGCGACAGGCACCGTGACGGCCGCTCAGGTCGTCGAGGCCGCCGCCGCCGGCAGCGTGGCCACCCACACGCAGGGCACCAACGACGTTCGCGTCTTCGGGGTCGCCCTGACCACCGCCACCGACGCTTCCGTCGAGATCATGGAGGTCTGACCATCATGGCCGGATACACCTACCCCGCACCTGCGCCGACCATCGCGACGGACGTTCTCAGCATCCACCGGCTGCTGAAGAACCCCACCCTGGTCGCTCGTCGCATGCGGACGCTGCTTGAGCAGCGGTACGTCTCCGACGCGCTGCTCACCGGACGGTTCAACGCCGTCGGTGGCGCGATCATGTACGAGACGGGCGAGTCGATCTTCTCCGGGGAGAACCCCCGAGCCGTCGCGCCCGGCTCCGAGTACCCGCTGGTCAGCCTCTCGGCTGGCACCGCGTCGGTTGCGAAGACCACCAAGTGGGGCCAGGACACCGAGATCACGGACGAGGCGATCGCTCGCCTCAACCGGAACCCGGTCGACCGCGGCCTCACGAAGCTGGCCAACCAGAACGTGAAGTACGTCGACTCGATCACGATGTCGGCCATCACGTCGGCCGTCACCAACTCGGCCAACCTGGGGGCCGCGATCGCCTCGGCCACGGCTGAGCAGATCCTCACGGCGTTCCTGACGGCCCGCGCGAACATGCGCGCCCTGAACGAGGGCTACGAGGCGGACACCGTCGTCATGGACGACCTGTCCCACGCAATCGTGATGGCGAAGTTCATCGCGGCCGGGTACCTCCCCCGCGAGGACCGGACCAACGCCCTGATGACGGGGAACTTCCCGGAGTTCGAGGGCCTCACCTGGCTGGCGACGCCCAACGGCATTGCGGGCACGGCGCTGATCGCGGACACCGACCAGCTCGGTGGCATGGCCGACGAGGACCTCGGCGGTCCGGGCTACGCCAAGGTCGAGGGGGTCGGCGTCGAGGTCAAGTCCAACCGCCTCGAGGACACGGACGGTTACCGGGTGCGCGCACGTCGCGTCACGGTGCCGGTCATCCTCGAGCCGAACGCCGCCCGCAAGATCGTTCTGACGGCCTGAGAGGGGCAGACATGAGCTACAAGGTGACTGCTGCTCTCGTCATCGTCCCCAACCAGGACGGCGCCAGTGGCGACGGGTACTTCTACCAGGACGCCGTCATCGCTGACGGCTTCAACGACAAGCGCTGCAAGGCGCTTGTCGAGGCCGGCATGGTCGAGAAGGTCAAGGCTGAGAAGCCCGCCAAGGATGAAGGCAAGGCCCTCACCAAGGCCTCCTCGAAAGCCGACTGGGTCGCCTTCGCGACCGACGACGCCCGCGGCGACGACAAGCTCTCCGCGGAGGACGCCGAGGCCATGACCCGGGACGAGCTCGCGGAGAAGTTCACCCCTTCCGGGGACTGATCCACCCGACGCTCAGGCGGGGCACCCCTTCCAGCCCCGCCTGAGCGTCACCCCAACTTCACAGAGGAGGCGTCATGGCCGTCGACTACACCACCCCGGCTGGCCAGGTGCGCCTGCTCATCAACGACGACCAGGTGACCGAGGTCTTCTCGGACCAGGCAATCGATGCCTTCCTCGCCATGGAGGGCGCCAACGTCAAGCTGGCCGCGGCGCAGGCGCTGGACATCATCGCCGACGACGAGGCCCTGACTTCCAAGGTCATCACCTCCCAGGGCCTCTCCACCGACGGGGCGGCGGTCGCAGAGTCCCTGCGCGAGCGGGCCCGGGCCCTGCGGCAGTCCGTGAAGGACGACGTCGCGGGCAGTGCCGCGCTGGCGCCTCGCGGGTGCTTCCCGCCAGCCCCGGACGATCGGCCCTGGCGCTGATGCTCCGCCACCACGGCGGTTCAGGCCGGCGCACCGTCATCCCGACCGACTGGTCAGCCCACCACCGCCCCATCGTCACCGACACCCACGGAGCGACAGTCTCCCTGCGGCGCCCAGGCGGCGTACGTGGCGCGTTCGACGAAGCAACAGGCAAGTGGGCCACCGTCGCCAACGAGCCCTACTACGAGGGGTACGCCCGGATCCAGGTACTGCCGGCCAACGCCCAGGAGAAGACCGCGGCCGAGCAGGAGATCTCCACCCTCGGCTACGCCATCATGCTCGACCACGCCGTGACCGGCATGCAGCTCGACGACTTGGTCGCCGTGGCAGCCGTCGACGACAACGGCGACCCGTGGCTGCTCACCCGCGAGCTCACCATCACCTCGATCGAGGGCGGTTCCCTGCACTGGGAACGCCGCCTGCTCTGCACGGACAACCTTGAGACACCGGCGGAGGTCACCCCGTGAGCTTCGACATCGACTTCGGCGAGGTCACCGCACTGCACGCTGACCTCGCGGCCGCGCCCGCCAAGGTGGAAGCCGGCGCCCGTCAGGACGTGCAGGCCACTGTGAGCGCCACCGAGCGCGACGCCAAGGCATTCGCCCCGGTCCTCACCGGAGAACTCAAGGGCAGCATCCACGGCCACGCCGACGGCCTCGACGGCGAAGTCACTGCGTCGACCAGGTACGCCGGGTACGTCGAAGAAGGCACTTCAGACACCGCCCCCCAGCCGTTCATGGGCCCCGCGCTCGACGTCAACGCCGACGGCCTGGAGCGCCGCCTGGGCGACACCGGCGAGGACATCCTCTGATGGCCTCAGTCCGCGTGATGCACCACGCCGTGTGGGCCCTGCTGGATGCGCTCACGGGTGTGAACACCTACGACGGCGAGATCGTCGATGGGAACGGCAACTCGACCTCTCCGCCGGCCGACCCGGGCAACCACCGCGTCTACGCCTACGCGGTCCTCTACTACTCGCCGGGCCGCCGTCACGCCAACGCGCTCAACGGCTTGCAGGCCTCGACCGACGGAGCCTTCCAGGTCACCTGTGCCGCTGGAGACCCGACCTCCGCCATGTGGTGTGTCGACCAGGTCCTCGAGGCGCTGGCCGGTGCTGCTGTCGAGATCGACGGCGTCGTACGCCGGATCCGGATTCGTGAGGACGACGTGGTCAGTCTCCGCCGCGACGACAACGTCACGCCGGCGCGGTTCTACGCGCCCCTTCATTTCCGCCTGCTCGCCCCCTGACGAGCAACTGCTCCACTCACCCGATCGCCAAGGAGGCGTCATGTCCAAGTCCAACCACGTCCTGATGATCAGCCCGGACGACAAGCCGTGGAAGTGCCCCGTCGGCTACGTCAAGCACGCCCAGGCCAAGGGCTTCCGTCTCGCCGACGAGGAGTCGGCCGAGGAGCACACCGACGACGACGGCACGTCGGTGGTCGGGTTCGACGGCTTCAACGGCGACGACTTCACCAGCTAGCACCGGCGACTGACGCCGACAACCACCCACCCGTAACACCAGTCCGAGGAGGACACCCCGATGACCGACATCATCGTTGACGGCAAGACCCGAGTCTTCGCCGTCCCCGCAGCCGCACTCGACATCAGCGCACTCACGGTCGCCAACATCGGCACCGGCGAGGCCGGACACGACGAGCTGATCCCGACCGGCCTCGAAGGCTTCGAGGCGTCCACGGCAGAGGTCGACAACACCGCCCTCTCGTCCACGTTCGACACCCGCCTCCCGGGTCGGCAGTCATTCTCCGGCACAGGCCTGGTGGGCAAGAAGCAGGACACCCCCAGCGCATTCTTCACCTTGGTCTCGGTCAAGGACACCGACCTGATCATCGTGATCATGGACGGCGAGGACGCCGACACCGCCCCCATCGTCGGCGACGCGTACGAGGCCTACCCGGTCCGCACGGGTGACTGGAACCACGTCGGCCGCGGCGAGGCGAACAGCCTGTTGCGCTACCGCGTCCCGGTCTCGATCAGTGGTGCCCGCGTCCGCGGCGTTCTCACCTGATCCACCCCCGTTCGACACCTGGCCGCACGGCGCGGCTCAGGTGACCCTCTAGCGCCAAGGAGGCGCCGTGTTCTACGTCTACCGGACAATGACCACCGACAAGCTCGAGCACCACCTGAACCGGATTGTCGAATCCGGCGACGAGGTGTTCTCCATCCACTACCAGGGTGGCCGTGACTGGATCATCATCTGCCGCAAGGCGGGTGAGCAGTGATGGACGGCACCGAGAAGACTCCCCGTCAGATCACCCGAGCCGCCTACCTCGACATGATCAAGGCCGCAGGCTTCGACGTCGACGACACCTTCTCACTGCGGTTCGCGACTGACGGCATCTACGCCGAGGTGGTCGCCCGCGACCCGGAGACCGGGGAACGAATGGTGGACGCCACCGCCTCGACGTCTGAGCAGGCTGCGCTCGCGAGGCACACGGTCTACGTGAAGGTCACAGACTGATGGGCGTCCTGGACAAGTTCGACCAGTCGACCAAGTTCTCGGCAACCGTCGAGCTGATCCTCGACAAGGCCGTGGACGCCGAGTGGCGCAAGCTGGCGGCCGAGCTCGACGATGCCGCAGTCAGAGACCACGGATCCTTGGCGATGCCTGCCACCACCAAGATCATCCAGCAGATGGACGCCCTCCGCGACCAGGTCGAGGCCTCCAAGGTGACGTTCGCGTTCGACCAGCTGGACCCGTTCGACTACATCGAGTTGCAGGCTGCACACCCACCCAAGCCGGGCGTGATGGCCGACCAGCTGCAGGGGTGGGATTCGAAGCTGTTCCCCCGGGCCCTGATCATGGAGACCTGCGTCTCGGTCACCGACGCCGACGGCGACACGGAGACCGAGATCCCCAAGGCGAAGTGGGATGCACTGTTCCCGACCCTGAACCTTGCGCAGTTGGACAAGCTGCTCGGGGCCGCCAAGGGCGTGAACCTCAACGAGACCTCGGTCCCTCCCTCAGCTCGCTCATTGCACGGGAGCCAGGACTCCGGAGCGAGCTTGGCACAGCCCAGTCCTGGCAAGGCCCGTCCCCGAAAAGGTTCCGCGGGTGGGAGCCGACCTACGTCACCGAAGTCGAGCGGGACGAAGAAGGCCGAGTCGCCCGACTCGTGACCACGATGGCCGAGCCGGAGTTCGACGAACAGAACCGTTCTCTGATGCTGGCCTTCGACTCGGTCAAGCTGTGCGCCGTCTGCGGCAACCCGGCCATTCTCTGCCAGGACCCCGAGCTGCAGGACAAGTGGAAGGCCGCCCCGCCTGTGCGCTGCCACCGAAACACGGCGCTGCTCGTGGCCCAGTCGAAGGTCACCGAAGAGACCAACCCGCAGATGCACGCCCTGATCTGGCGTGCCGTGCTCGACGAAGAGAGGGCGTGACCCCATGGCTGATCGGTCGGTCACAGTCTCCCTGCGGGCCCGCGTTGCCCAGTTCAACCGCGACATGGCCACCTCGGCAGCCGCGGTCGGCATCCTGGAGTCCCGGCTGCGCTCAGCCGACCGCGAGGGTGGCTCGTCGATCGACAGGCTCTCGGGCCGCATGGCCATCGCCGCGCGCGCCGCCGGTGCGCTCGGCCCCGGTTTCATCCCCATCATGACTGCTGCGGTCCCCCTGGTGGCCGGCCTGTCGACCCAGCTCGGGTTTGCGGCCGCCGCCGGTGGGACCGCCATTCTTGCGTTCAAGGGCATCGGCGGGGCGTTGGACGCCCTCAACACCTACCAGCTCGACAAGACTCCCGAGAACCTCGAGAAGGTCCGGGAGTCCCTTCGCGGGCTGGGTCCGGACGCCGTGAAGTTCGTGCACTTCCTCGACACCATCGGCCCCAAGCTCGCCACGTTGCGTACGACCGCCCAGGCCGGCGCCCTGCCAGGCTTCCAGAAGGGTCTGGACTCCCTGATGGACCGCCTGCCCGAGGTGCGTAACTTCGTCTCCCAGATGGCCGAGGGCCTCGGCGAGCTCGCTGCCGACACTGGCGCGGATCTCGCGTCGAAGAAGTGGGACGACTTCTTCACCTTCCTGGCCACCGAGGGCAAGCCCAAGCTGCTCGACTTCGGTCACACGCTGGGCAACCTGGCCACCGCGGGCGCCAACACGATCATGGCGCTCGACCCAGCCTCGGATGACTTCTCAGCCGGCCTGTTGAAGTGGTCGCAGAACCTTGCTGAAGCCACCGCGAACCTTGACAGCAACGAGAAGTTCCAAGAGTTCCTCGAGTACATGCACGACACCGGTCCGCAGGCAGTGGAGACGCTCGGGGCGCTCGCCAACGGGCTCCTGCAGATCGGTGAGGCCGCAGCCCCGCTGGGCGGCCCCGTGCTCGAGGGCGTGGAGGCGTTCGCCGACCTGGTGGCCACGATCGCAGACTCCCCGCTCGGCACGCCGATCATGGGCATGGTTGCAGCCGTATCCGCGCTGAACCTCGTGCTCGGCGCCACCAAGAAGATCTCCTCAGCCTCGCTGTCCTCCGGCGGGATCTTCGCCGGCGGGCTCATGTCGGGGTCCCCGGGCACGATGCGCTCGCAGCTCGGGATGATCCAGCAGATTCCCGGGGCGTACAAGAAGGTTGCGGCCGCCGAACGTGAGCTGGCAGCCGCGCAGGCGAATCGCGCCAAGGTTGCCGTGCGAGCCCGCGAGGCGGCGCTCATCATGGGCGCCCGACCCGGCGACCAGCTCGCCGCAGTGCGCATGCGGGTCCAGTCCGAGGCGACGCTCAAGGCTGTGCAGGCGCAAGCCGCGGCCGAGTCCAAGCTCGCCCTTGCCCGCCAGCGCGTCTCGGGCACGATGCGTGAGTCCGCCGCCGGGTTCGCCAAGGGCACCGCGGCCGCGGCTGGCTTCGCCCTGGCCATGTCCCCACTCCCGGAGAAGATGGGCCTGGCCAACACGGCCACGATGGGCATGATCGGCAGCCTGACCGGTCCGTACGGAACCGTCCTGGGTGCTGCCGCCGGCTTCACGATGGATCTGGCCGGCGCCAACGACGACCTCGAGGACTCGCTCAAGCGGGCTCAGAGGGCGGTGGAGGGCACCGACTACTCGGCGATGACCACAGGCCTCGCAGACGCGAAGAAGGAGTTCGACGACTGGAAGTCGGGGCTCAACACGCCCGACTCGGATGACGGGTTCTTCACGGCGTTCGGCAAGGGCTTCGGGGGGACGTTCACCGATCCGGCTGGCACGTTCGCCGGGATCAGGGCCGGGCTCAATGGCGAGGTCGATAAGCGCTCGGACGAGCTCCGCGAACTGCAGGACCAGGCGAACGACTTCGCCATCACCAGCAGCGACATCGCCAAGTCGATGGGCATGGCGGACATGTTCGGTGGCAAGGACACCGGGTTCATGGTCAGTCTGGAGGACCGCATCGCGGCGATGAAGGTCGCCCTGCCGGTGATGGACAAGCTGGGCATCTCGATCGAGGACCTGCAGAACGCGAACGGGGCAAAGAAGTCCGGGCTGCTGGCGCAGATCAACAACGAGATCAAGCGCATGGACTCAGACACCGGCCGGATCGGCAACGTCTCTGACGCGATCCTCGGCCTCAACGACCCGCTGCAGACAGTGGCCGAGTCGGCCGACGCTCTCAACGAGGCTCTGCACGCGCTCTTGGATCCGGCCGAGGCTCTGTCGGTGACCCAGGACACGTGGAACGAGAGCCTCCAGCACCTCAACGACAACCTCGCCGAGAATGGCCGGTCACTCAAGGGGCAGACGGACAGCGCTCGAACAAACCGCAGTGCAATCCGTGGGCTCAAGAACGACCTGGTCGAGTACCTGGTAGCCCAGCGTGGCGAGGGCGCCAGCTCAGACAAGCTGGCCAAGAACCTCAAGCTGGGCACCGAGCAGATCATCGCGCAGGGCAAGGCCGCCGGGCTCTCGGTTCCCCAGATCAGGGCCTACCTGAAGGAACTCGACCTCACTCCGAAGCTGATCGAGACGATCATCAGGAACGTCGGCCTGATGAAGGCCGAGCGCGAGATCGCCAACCTGAAGAAGAAGCTGCACGAGTTCGGCCTCACCAAGGCCGAGGCGACCGCGGCAGTCAAGGACATCGCGTCGGGCAAGGTCAACACCATCCAGGGCTTGATCGACAAGTACGGGCTGACCAGGGCCCAGGCGATCGCCATCCTCAGGGACGCCGCGTCCGCCGGCATCCGGGGCGTCATCGGCCTGATGGAGGACCTCGACAAGAAGGACGCCAATCCAACGGTCAGCCTCGGCGGTGCGATGGGTGTTTTCGGTGCGATCGGCGGCATCAGTGCGGCCCTGGCCAACCTCGACGGCGACTCCGCCACGGTCTACACCCGCCACGTCAACACGGGGGCGGCTGGCCTGTTCGCCGCAGACGGGGCCACCGTCCCGCGGCTGGCCAACGGCGGCTCTCCGGGCTTCACGGTCCCCGGCCAACGGCAGCCGTACGGCGACTCCGTGCTAACGCTGCTGGCGCCGACCGAGGAGGTCATCAGCAACCGTCACGGTCAGGCCGACCGGCACCGGCCGCTGCTGAAGGCAATCAACGCCAACCGGCTCGCCGACGGCGGCACTGCCGGCCGCTACGACCGCGGCTCTGTCATGAGCGAGCACTCGTCGAGGCGCGCCCCGGCCATGGCGATGTCGGTCACCGGTGTCCTGGACACCCCGTGGGGTCCGGCCACCATCGAGGGCATCGCCCGCGACGTGGCCCGCGAAGAGATCGACGCCGAGGCCGAGTTCGACCGGAAGGTACGCCGTCATGGGTAGTGGAATCGTTCGCGCCGGCAACGACACGTTCGCGAGGGCCTCCGTACCCTCGAAGCGGTTCGGGTCCACCAACTGGCTCCGCGTCGAAGCCTCCGAGGCGATCGCCTACGTCTACCTCCGCTCCCCCGCACCCAAGGGCGCCACGATCACGGCTGCCACCCTGCGCGGCACCACCCGTGGCACCTGGGCCGGGTCACGCACCCTGACCCTGCGGCCCCTGGCGGAGAAGTTCTCCTCAGCCACCACGTGGACCAACCGCCCCGACGCACGATCCACCGGCGCCGCGGTCACAGTCGTCGGCGCCGTCGCCCAGGGCACCACCGTGGAGTTCAACGTCCTCTCCTCGGTGCAGTCCATCGCCAACGGGGCCAAGCACTACGGCTGGAACCTTGCCTCGTCCTCGGCGACGGCGGTGAACTTCTTCTCCTTCGACTCCGGGTACGACTCCTGGGAGCTCGAGGTGGAGTGGGCCGACGAACCCGACAAGCCGACGTCGCAGACGCCGTCCTCGGCTGCTGTGTCGCTGTCGAAGCCGACCTTGCTGTTCGACTACACCGACGTGTCCGGGTCCACCGAGCTCGCGTCTGTGCAGGTGCAGATCGACCCACTCGGCGCCGGTGGCGGCACGCCGGACTTCGACTCCGGCGAGGTCGTCACCACCGAGCCCGAGCTCGACCTGAGCACGACGGCGTACGCCGGGCTGGCCGCCGGGTCCTCGACCCAGTGGCGAGTCCGGGTCAAGGACGGCTCCGGCCTCTGGTCGGCCTGGTCGGACTGGGCCACTTTCAACCGGGTCGACAAGCCCACGATCACCATCAACAGCCCTTCGGCCGGAGTCCTGTGGGACTCGACCCCGGAGATCCTGGCCACCGTCTCAACGGCCATGGAGGCGTACCGGATCCGCATCACCCACGGAGCCGACCGCACCAAGGTGCTCTACGACTCCGGCAAGCAGCCCGAGACGGGCACCTCGATCGTGTGGAGCATCCCGCTCAGGAACGACGCCGGCCGGGTCATCCTCCCCGACGACTCCACCCGGTGGCTCAACGTGCAGGTCTGGGACACCGTCGACCGCGAAGCGACCCCCGGCGACCCGACGTGGACGCAGACGTGGACACAGTTCACCGTCGACGACGACCTGGCCACCACACCTGTCGCCACCCTGGCCGTCACCCAGGTCGGGGACACCCCCGCCGTGCAGGTCGTGTGGACCCGGGCAGCGGCCGCCGACTCGTGGGAGCTCCTGAAGGACGGCAAGGTCGTGGAGACGTTCGAGAACGAGGACCTCGTAATCGCCGGCACCTCCTTCACGGCCACTTTCCCCGACACCGAGTCGTGGGTGCCGCACACCTACAACGTGAAGGCCGTCGTGAACGGCAAGCGGTCCACCAAGGGCCCGACCCGCACCTTCACCACTCAGGTCGAGGGCGTCTGGCTGCGTCGCACCAACGGCGACATGGTCCAGCTGCGCGGCACCGGTATCGACGAGTGGGTGCAGATGGACCGCCGGATCACCTACAAGCCGGTGAACCGTGCCATCGACGTCGACATCATCACCCAGCTCGAGGGGATCACCGGGCCCTTCAAGGGCACGATCTCCGAGTCGCCCACCCAGGACCTCGACGCGGCACTGGCGATCCTGGCCACGATCAAGGACAACCCGTCCGACGCGGTGAACTTGATCGCCGCGGACCTCCGCATCGTCGTACGACTGCGCCACCTCACCGTGCTGCCGTCGTCGTCGTTCATGGAGGGCTCGCGTCAGCACCGGGTCGAGTTCGAGTTCTTCCAGGTCGGCGACATCGGATACGGGGTCGACTGATGCAACGCATGGGCTTGAACGCGGCCGACTTCCGGGCCTACCTCCGAGCGCTGGAGAACACCCACGAGCGGCGCATCATCCTGCGAATTCTCGACCGTTCCGGGAAGCACCTGCGTGAGATCTCCCCGATGGTGCTCGACGGGCAGGTCACCGTCGACACGTCACAGAAGCCGGCGCGCTCGTGCACGATGACGATCCTCGACCCCACCCGTTCGATCGGCTTCGAGGCCGACGGGCTGGCCGACCTGCCGTTGCACCAGCAGCGGATGATCCGCGTCGGCTACTGCATCCGGGTGCCTGCCCTGGACCAGTGGGTCAACTGCTGGATCTTCACCGGCCCCCTGGACGACCTCAAGCGCACCGGCGCGCTGGTCGAGCTCGTGGCGTACGGCAAGGAGTCGATGGGCCTGGGCACGGCGTGGACGCCGCGACAGTTCGCGAAGGGCAAGAAGAAGACCGACATCATCCGGTCCCTGCTGTGGGCGTCCGGGGAGACCATGCTCTCGGTGCCCGACCTGGCCACGAAGCTGCCGGCCCGGTTCACGGTGAAGAAGCTGGACACGTGGTGGGACAAGGCCCGTCAGGTGGCCTCGTCGATGGACCGGCAGCTCTACTACGACGGGTACGGGCGCGCGGTGATGCGTCACCGGCCCGGGAAGCCTGTCTACACGTTCGACGGGGCGCTGCTCACTGACCCGGCGATCGGTCGTCCCGGTGGCGACTTCGAGAACATCTGGACCGTCATCGGGCGGAAGCCGAAGGGTGCCAAGCACCGGGTGGCGTTCACGTTGACGCTCCCGAAGGGGCACGACCTTTCACCGTGGTCGCTGGCTCGGGGCGGGAAGCCGTTCTACCGGGGTCGGGTGGAGGAGAACGACCAGATCCGCTCGAAGGCCGAGGCGAAGGCGAAGGCGGTCCGGCTCCGTAACGACGGGGCCAGGTTGCAGACCGAGTTCGGGTTCGACGCGATGCCGATCCCGTGTCTCGAGGAGGGCGACCTGGTGCGGGTCCGTACCCGTGAAGGGGCGTGGGCGGTGCGCCTGACGCAGTTCTCCATCCCCCTGGGGGTCGACGGGGCTGCGGTGATGTCCGTGGGCCAGGTGCGTCGTACGACGGCTCCGGTGACGCGCCGGAAGACGACCCGCAAGCGCGGGGACGGGTTCAACCGAGTGAAGACGTCGACGAAGTCGGGATCGGGGTGGTCTCGTGGCTGAGCACGGGCGTGTGATCAATGTCAACGACGACGCGATGGGCGACGTGTACGCCCTCGACCACGCCGCCGGGGTCACCGAGCTGCAGCTCACCGACGTCGCTGACTTCGACGAGGACGGCGGCTGGTGCCTGATCGCCGACGTCCCCACGGCGTACGCCAGCGTGGACGACGAGGCCGACACGATGACCCTGGTCGACCCACTGGTCGGCGACGTGGTCGAAGGCGACTTCATTGCGATCTGGGATGCCGAGTCGGGCGCCCCGGTGGTGGAACGGGTTGCTCAGGTCGTGTTCGACGAGCAGGTCGAGGGCGACCCGATGACGGTGGCGGTAGACCACCACCTGGTGCCGCTGCTTCCGCTGGGGCCGCGGGGTGATGTCGGGGAGTCGGTGATCATCGACGACACGACCGATGACCTGCGCATCGTGGACGTCATCGGAAAGAGCCCGTCCCTCGACCTGACGGGTGCGATCCCTTCCACGATCCCCACCCCGATCCCCGCCGAGCCCCCTGAGTCGTCCCCCGCCCTCGAGGTGGCAGGTACGCCGCGCAGCCTGGTCGTGCAGGCCACCCAGGTGGAGTTCGGCACCGTCATCGACTACCACCTGGGCACGACGTCGGGGTTCGTCCCGGACTCCACGACGCTGGTCCGGTCGACAGCCATGACGATCATCGAGATCGTGACCCTGCCCGACGGGACCACGCCACTGGATCCAGCCACCAGCTACTACTTGGTGGCGGTGGCGCACAACGCCGCCGGGGCGGCCCCGGTCGGGGTCGAGGTCGAGGGTCGTTTGAAGTTGAGCGACTCCGACACCATCGCCGAGTTGACGGTCTCCAAGCTGGTCGGCGGAACCCTGTCGGGTGCCACGATCTTGGCGGGACTGCTGGCGATAGGTCTGATCACGATCGACCCGGACAACGGCATCGTGGTGCCGGGTGGGATCACGATCCCCGCGAACGGTGACCCGATCCAACTGATCGCGCACGCCGTGTTGAAGTCCCTCACTGTCGAGGGCAACGCGTCGTTCTTCGGTCTCTCGCAGCTCTTCGGGGTGCTCCGGGCCTCGAACGGCGTCACGAACCCGACCGTGGCCCCCACGCCGGGGTCGATGTGGCCGAGCCTGGCCACCGACATCTCTGAGGTCGTCGACCTCGGCGCAGCCCTCGGCGGCCTCGTCGAGCGCATCGACCACACCGACCAGTGGGTGGGTGCGTTCAGTTTCTTCGGTGGTGGTGGCGCCAGGGCTGTCGACAAGGCCACCGGGGAGGGGATCGGGTTCTTCTTCCCGAACATGCCCTACAACTTCTACCCGGCCGGGCTCACCCGGGTCGGGTCGTCGTACTACGTGCTCGGGGAGGACCACCAGCGTCAGGGCGACTACTACGTTTTCAGGTTCGACACCGACATGGTCAAGACCGGGGAATGGCTCGCGTTCCCCTCAGACCAGGTGTGGCGGCCAGCGATCGGCACCGACGGCACCCAGATCATCATCGCCCGGTACCTGACCAACGGCCGCCTGGTCGTCGAGGAGTACTCCACCACCGGTGTCAGTGCCCGCGTCAACCTGTGTCTGCCGGTCGGGTCGACGCCCACGCACATGGGTGGCGTGTTCATGGGCACCGCCGACTTCGGCGCCGACCGGCTGATCGTCGCGACCCGGTCGAACCAGATTCTTGCGTTCGACCCGTCGACGTGGGTGAACTCCACGACCACCCTGACCCGGGTCACCGCCCACGAGTGGGCGCGTGCCGGTTCCACGCAAGTTGCCGGCTTCCACTGGGACGGCACCAGGTTCCGCCACCTCGACACCGGCGGCCGCATCTGGGACTACTCGAAACGGGTCACCACCCAGACTGTGGGTGTCGCTCACACCTGGTACGACGGGGACTCCGGGGGTACCGGGACGCATGAGACCGAGGACTCCCCGGCCGCCCCATGGTCGTGGAAGGCTAGGACCTGGCTCACTGTCACCACCCCGACACCCCCCGACGCGGGGAACCTGGATCCGGGGGCCGCTGACAAGGCTGACCGGGTCAAGGTGTACGTCGGCACCGGTGGCACCGTCCGGTTGCAGCAGACCCTTGCAGCCGGGGTTGTGTCGATTACCCCGTTGGATGTCCTCGACACGGGGTCAGCGGTCCCCCCGGCGTCGAATGGGTTCATCTCCGCAGGGTCGGCGCCGGGGCAGCTCGAGTCCACCGCCGTCGACTCGAACGGTGACCCGCTGTGGAAGTTCACCGGCTCCGGAGAAGCGGTCACCCCGTGGCGGCCCCGCGTCGTTGACGCCACCATGTCCGGAACCTCCGTCGCCGCTGGGACGACCGAGACGGCCACCATCGGCTACGGCTTCACCCTCGACGCCAACCCTGACGCAATCGTCGGGAACATCGCCGGGTTCGTCACCGGCGCCGGCGCCATGGTCGTACGTCAGATCGACACCTACACCACCACCAACTGCCGGGTCGTCTTGCTGAACACCGGCACCACCGCGGCCACATTCACTGACCTCCCCATCAAGCTCGTCGTCCACCCATGACCGCCACCTCGGGAGGAACCGTGACCCAGTCCCCGTCACAGATCATGTACGCCACCACCGTCAACGTCGGGCTACGCGGCCGCATCGAAGCCATCGTCCGAGTGCACCAGTGGAACAACGCCGGGAACCCCACCGCGGCCATCGGCCTCGACTCCCTCGTGTGGGCCGTGGCCACCAACCCCACCATCTACGACGCCGTCTCAGCCGCGATCGTCGACGGGAACATCGGCGCCGCAGTCGCCGCACTGGGCGAGGATCTCCTCCAAGGCGTCGTCCTGGACGCCCTGCAGCTCGCCCTCGGTGGCGCGTGATGCTCATCGACGGCATCCCCGTCGTCGAGTACGGGCCCCCGGCACTCCTGGCGCTCGTCGTGCTGATGATCCTCACCGGCCGACTGGTCCCCCGCCGCACCTACGACGACAAGGTGCACGAGGCCCAGGAGTGGCGCACCGAGTCCCGGATCAAAGACCAGCAGATCATCGAGAAGGACTCGCAGATCCAGCACCTCTCCGAGGTGGGCCGCACCGTCGAATCGATCATGCGATCCATCCAGAAGGGCCCCGACAATTCTGGAGGGGGTGGGTGCCCGTGAAGTGGGTGTGGAAGCGCCGCCTCGGCCGCCCCAGCGAGGCCACCGAGGCACGCGAGCAGGCTGAACGCGACCTCGAGCAGGCCCAGGCCGAGACCCCGGCCATCGAAGCTCTTGCTGCCCGCCTGCGCGAGCTGCGGGAGCACAACCACTTTGCCTCAGCGATCGCTACGTCGTTCCAAGGGAGGAAGCCATGAGCGCCGACATGCTGGCTTTGCTGCTGATCGTGGCGGCCGCGCCCCCGGCCACTGTCTTCCCGTTGCTGTACGGGCTCTCCGCGCCGTGGTGGCGGTCGCTGGTCGGCCGGGCCCTGATGACGTCCTCGCTCGGCCTGGCGTTTCTGATCGACATCTCGTTGGCCTACAAGGCGTTCGGTGACAACTACGCGTTGCGCGACGTCGTGCGCCTCAGCGTCTATGCCCTGATCGTGTGCGGGGCGTGGATGCAGTTCCTCGCGTTGGCCGTGCAGTTGCGCCGGCGTCTCCGGAAACACCCCTAGGCCCTTCTCGTGGCCACCCGACCCGTCTCCCGGCAGATGGGTTGTCCGGCCTGCCCGCACGAGCACCACCTGCTCCGGTGCGACATGAACGACTGCGACTGCCACGACGTCCCCCTGCCCGGCATCTACCCCGAGGAGACCTCGTGAAGTCCCTGCACGCCTCCGGCGAATGGAACCGACCCGACTCCGGCGTACGCATGGGCGTCGAAGCCTGGGTCGCCCAAGGTGCCGACTTCCTCTCCCACACCGAGGTCCGTCTCCACCTCGACGCGCTCAAGACTTTCACCACGATGCGCCTGTGTCGCGGCACCGGCACGGACGGGCAGCCCGAGTGCGCGCTGCAGGTCCGCAACGACCGTTGGCGCGTCGTCTCGGTGGAGACAGTCCGGCTGTCCACCCTGGTTATCCCGAGGCGCAAGGCCCGCTGCTACGCCCTCCACGTCATCGTCGAGGACCGCAAGACAGGCCAACGCCACCACCGCCTGGTCGTGCACATGCCGTCCGGGGTGGATGGCCTGCGAGGACTCAAGAACAACGCCCAGGGCAAGGTCTACCGCTCCGCGCTGGTCGGCCTCGCCGCGTACGTCGACGAGCTCGACGGGCCCGTCGTCATCACCGGCGACTGGAACCTCCACCTGCGCAAGAAGTGGGTGCGGGCACTCCTCGCGAAGCACTTCCCCGACTTCGCGCACACGCCCCTCACCGCGAAGGGCGGCACGCACGGGAAGCGGTTCATCGACTTCTCGTTGGCCCGCGGCATCGACCTGTCTGACCCCCGCATCGTCCCCAACCCTGCGTCCGACCACCGGGCGCTCGCCGAGCACCAGGAGATCACCGTGAAGGACCAGACCTACCCGAAGGCCGACACCACCACGCAGTGGTTCCAGTCCCGCTACCCCGGCTCGAGCATGGACGCCAACTGCGGCGTACTCCACACCACCGAGAGCACCGACTGGCCCGGCTACAACGGTGGCGCCACCGCACCCAACGTCACTGCCAAGCCGAACATCCCGGCCAAGCGCCTCCTGTGGCGACAGCACTTCGACATGGACCGATCCTCACGCGCGCTGCAGAACGACGCGGGCGGCGTCGAGACGAACACCCTGAACGTCGCCCAGGTCGAACTCGTCGGCACCTGCGATCCCGCGCACCGCACCAGCTGGGGCAAGATGCGCGCCGGCGTGGACTACATCTACTGGCCAGACGCCCCCGACTGGGCACTCGCCGCTCTCGCGGAGTTCCTGCGCTGGTGCGACACCGAGCACGGCATCCCCCTGGCCGGCGCGCAGGTCTGGCTGGTCTACCCGGCCTCCTACGGGCAGAGCAACCCGAACCGCTTCACGTTCGCCCAGTGGCGTGCACTGAAGGGCTGGTGTGGTCACCAGCACGTGCCCGAGAACGACCACGGTGACCCCGGCAACCTCGACTTCGCCCGCGTCCTCGAGCTGGCGAAGGGCGTCACGCCGACCCCGCCGAAGCCGGACCCCAAGCCGAAGCCTGCGAAGAAGTCCCGCGTCCAGCAGGCCCGCGCCGGCCTCACCGAAGCCGCCGCGATCCTCATGGCCGCAGCCCGCGCCGCCCGCCCCGGCCGCGCCCACGCCCTCAAGACCGAGGTCCGCAAGATCCGCGAAGCCCGCAACAACCTCCCCAAGAAGTGAGGCACACCATGTCCAAGATCCGCGCCTACTACACCGACACCGTCGACCGGGCCGCCAAGACCGCCGCCCAGTCCGCGCTCCTGACCATCGGAGCCGACCAGATCAACGCCCTGCACGCCGACTGGCAGCTCGTCGGCGGCATGGCCCTGGGTGGTGCTGTCCTGTCCCTGCTGACCACGCTGGCGCAGCGTGGGCTCTTCGGCCGCGAGTAGCGACCATGGCCCGCGTCGCGATCCCCGAGACCCCCACCACCAAGGCACTCGTCGCCGCGATCTGCTCCTACGAGGTCGCCGCCATCGTGACCCGAAGATTCCCCACCGTCACCGCATTCCACCGCCGCTGGCCAGCCGTCGGCATCGCCCTTCTCGGAGCACTGGCCATCCACTTCTTCACGCCCGACCCCAGCACCACAGTCCCGAGAGGACGCGCCCATGAACCTCGCTGACACGTTCGCCCAACATGACGCCGACGACGCCGCCAGGGACGCCGCACTCACCGAAGCCACCGCCATCAACAGCCAGCTGAACACCGACGTGGCCAACCTGACCCGCACGGTGGCCGACAGGGACGCCACCATCGCCGACCTCCGGGCCCGCATCGTCGACCTCGAGACCCAGGTCCCCACCCCGGAACCCGTCGAAGAGTTCGTCCCCCTCATGGGTGTCTACCTCGGCAACCACTCCGAGAACCCCGACACCAAGTACCACGACAACCTCGGCACCTACCCCGACATGTCGACCCAGTACTACCAGGCCGACCAGAAGCCCGGGTGGGCCATCAACGCCGCGGCCGAGAACGCCAAGCTCGCCCGCGGGATCATCCCCAACCTGACCGTGTCCATGGTCGGCGGCAAGTGGACCCACGCCCAGGTCGCCGCCGGTGCCGCAGACTCGTGGATCGACTACTGGGCCACCCAGCTCGCCGCCCTCGACAAGGGTGAGATCTGGTTCACCTTCGACCACGAATTCGAGGTCAAGCGCAACCACGACCTGTTCACGTGGACCGCCACCGACGAGGACTACGCCGCGGCGTGGAACCGCTGGAAGAGCCGGATCAAAGCCGCGCGCCCCAGCGTGAAGTTCACCTACTGGTACGGCTACTCCCGCCAGGGCGAGATCGACCACATCGGCTCGATGCTCAACTCTCCCGACATCATCACCCTCGACCCGTACGTTTTCTCCCACCACACCGGGGACGCCACCACCTTCGAGGGCATGGCCGGGCCGAAGCTCACGTGGCTGCGCGCCCGCGCGTGGTACGCCGGCCAGCCGATCGCATTCACCGAGTACGCCATCGACAAGACGTTCGGTGACGCGAAGTGCGCGGAGTTCTACACCAACCTGCGCCCCCGCATGGCCGCACTGGGCATCCACGCCGCGATCTTGTTCTCCCGCGACAAGTCCGGTTACGGCGCCGTGCAGGCGAACGTCATCACCACCGACACCTTCCCGCTCGCCAAGGCCGCCTACAAGGCATCCGCCACCGCACCCCACCGCACCCTCAAGGAGTCCTGACCATGGCTGACCTCGACTACGTCAAGATCGTCGGCCGCCTCGGCATCACCCGGGCCGACGGTGTCGACGAGGACGGCAACCCCGACACCGTCTGGTGCGACTCGGGGTCGGTCCTCTTCGAGCCGATCATCAACTACACCAAGGTCGCCGGCGGCATCCCGTCCCCCTGGATGGCCGGCCACGCGATCATCGAGGCCACGGTCGACTCGGCGGGCTACATCTCGTTGAACGGGGTGGAGTGGCTTTGGCTCGTCGACCTGGGGTCGTCCAAGATGAACCCGAGCATCGCCCGGGACAAGGCCGCCTACAAGGTGACGTTCAAGAACGTGCAGGCCGCCGGCGCGGATGTCACGTTCCCGCAGTTCACGTTCCACCCGCTCCCGGCCGACCTGCTCCCCGAGGGTGTGACGGCCAACGACCTGACGCTGCTGGCTCCGGTGCCGGTTGCTGGTGGTCAGTCGATCGTGGTCGGCCCGGCCGGCAAGTCGGTGTCCGCCATGAGCATCGTGGGCGGTGACCTGGTCACGACCCTGTCCGACGGGACTGAGCTGAACGCGGGCGAGCTGCCGGTCGGGCCGGGCGGATCGAACGAGGGTGTGGCCGGTTACATCACCGTGGACGGGCCGACGAAGGCTGCACTATCTGACACGATTGGTGCAGAGGTCACCGCACAGACCCCCAAGGCGGTCGCCCGGCTCCCGCTCAACGTGCCCACCTACGACGGCAACCCTTCAGCCGGTCACCCCGACGTCGTGCACGTCCCTGCCGGGTGGAACGGGTACAAGTACTGGATGGCATTCACGCCATTCCCCTCGGCCCCCCGAGAGAACCCCAGCATCGTCGCGTCCAACGACGGCGTAAAGTGGGAGATCCCGGCTGGCCTCACCAACCCCATCGTGCCATTCTCCGCCCTCCCCGCCGGGTATGACTGGTGGAGCGACACCGACATGGTGCTCTCCGCAGACGGCACCACGATGATGCTTTACTTCCGAGGCACCAACCAGGGCGTCACCAACACCTGCTACCTGACCACCTCCACAGACGGCATCACGTGGACCCCGTTCCAACAGGTCGTCGCAGGCATCGAGGAATCCCCCGCTGTCGTCGTGGAACCGGGTGGTGGCTTCACCATGTTCACCTGTGGTGAGAACACCATCTACCGCCGCACCAGTGCAGACGGCATCACATGGGCTGCCCGCACGGTCATCACCAGCCGCCCCACCGTCCCCGCCCCCTACGTCAACGTCTGGCACATCGACGTCGTGAAGGTCGATGGCACCTACCACGCACTGGTGGATATCAACACCGCAACGGGTGGCCCCGACCCGTACCGGCTGTTTCACTGGACGAGCGCGGACGGGCTCGCGTGGACAGGCCCCAGCACCCCGGCTGTGCCGCTCTCCGGGAGCCGGTTCGACAAGCGCGGCCACTACCGCTCCACGTTGCAGCCCGCAGCCTCCGGCATCGAGGGCCGGTTCGACGTGTGGACCTCCTCGATGGACGACACCCGCACCACCCACGACAACGCCATCTGGCGCATCGGCTACTACGGTGACCTTGACTTCAAGGACGGGGAGACGTGGAACTTCCCCGAACCCGGCGAGGTCGTGTTCAATGCCGACTCCGACGAGCGCTGGCTGCTCGCAAACGACCTCTCCACCTACGTGGGGGCACCAGCCGCAGGGCCGATCACGGGCTGGGCCGCTCGCGGGCTGCTGCACACGGCCAACAGTGGCGTCGTCGGCACGTTCCCGCCACCCCCGGCTGAGTGGCACTCGTTCGTGGTCGAGGCCCTCGTCGTCAATGGTGGCGCACTGTCGGGCGGCATTGTCCTCCAGTCCCGCTACCAGCAAGCGGGCGCGGGCGACACTCTGACGACCGGGCAGTTCGGGCAGGTTGTGGTCCCGGCTATCAATGCGCTCAATGTCCCGCAGTGGGTCACGCTCACGAACGAGATTGACCTCAAGTCGGGCGCCAGCCCCATCAAGGCCAGCATCGAACGGGCGTGGGGCAACGCCTCGGACGTCTTTGACGACACCGTGTGGATACTCGCCCTCCGACTCCGCCGCGTCCGCAAGACGAGCGCCTGACCCTGTACCAAACTGCTCGGATTGATACACCCCCACCTCTTGCCCTCGGGTACGGGGTGGGGGTACTTTCCATTTCCAAACAAAGCGGCCCCGACGCCGGCGGCAACCGACGTCGAGGCCTTGCCACCACCCTGACCTCAGACCAGGAGCAGTGACCATGACGAACGCTACCGCGACCCTCGTCGCACCCAGCAACAACACGGCGCACCTCTACGGCGCCCAATTCCTCGCCCGCTACAACGGCGCCACCCGCGACCTCTACGGGACCCGCCTCCGCATCTTCTTCGCCTGGTGCGCCACCCACAACCTCGACCCCATCACCGGGATCACGAGGCCACTCCTCGAGCTCTACTCCCGCCACCTCGAAGACGACCGCGCCAACTGCCCCGCCTCCGTCGCCGGCGCACTCTCCACGCTGAAGATGTTCTACCGGCTCCTCGCCCTCGACAACGTCATCCCAGCCTCACCAGCCGAGTACATCCGCATGCCGAAGGTCTGGTCCGACGAAACCAAGACCCTGGGCCTCGACCGCCTCGAGCTCTCCGCGCTCCTGGCCACCGCCCGGACCCTCGACAACACCCGGTGGGCTCTGGTCACCCTCCTCGGACTGCTGGGGCTCCGAGTCTCCGAGGCCTGCAACGTGCAGATCGAGAACTTCCTCGACCGCGAGGAGCGCGGCCACCGGATCATCTCCGTGATCGGCAAGGGCCACAAGCCGGCCACGATGCCGCTCCCCGTCCCAGTCGCCCGGGCACTCGACGCCTGCCGCGGGGACCGCACCACAGGGCCCCTGCTCCTCCGGGCCGACGGCGAGCAGCTGGACCGCTGCACGGCCGCACGGTGGGTGAAGTCGTTGGCGAAACGGGCCGGCATCCGCAAGAGGGTCTCACCGCACAGCCTCAGGCACGCGATGGTGACCAACGCCCTGGACGCCGGGGTGCCGCTGCGCGACGTGCAGATCGCAGCCCGACACTCGGACCCCCGGACGACGAACCGGTACGACCGAGCCCGCGGCAACCTCGACCGGCACGCGGTGCACACCCTGGCGGCGTACATCTCCGGCGGCGCCTGA